TTTATGGTTGGACTCATGAACAGACAACTTCTCCTGAAGCAGCTTGAGCGTCATGAGGGCCTCAGGCTGAAGCCATACCGTGACACGGTTGGAAAACTCACCGTTGGCTATGGCCGCAACCTGGACGATCGCGGGATCAGTGAGGACGAAGCCGGCTTCATGCTGGATAACGACATCGACCAGGTGGAGCAGGAGCTGGAGCGCATGCCCCTGTACCTGAGCCTGGATCCGATCCGGCAGGTGGTTCTGGCCAACATGGCGTTCAACATGGGCGTGCCTACGCTGCTGGAGTTCCGGCGCATGTTGGGTGCTCTGGCTGAGAAGGATTGGGACAGGGCAGCTGCCGAGATGATGGACAGCAAGTGGGCCCGGCAGGTAGGTAGTCGCGCGGAAGAACTCTCTGAACTGATGCGGCGGGGTGAGGCCCCGCAATGAGGGAAGAGGTGAGCGATCGCAGAGGCTGGCACGTCGATAAGGGTATTCCCATCGCCGTGATCATTACAGTCATCGTGCTGGCTGTTTCCATTTCCCGGGATCAGTCCAAGCAGGATGAGCGCATTTCCCTGGTTGAAACCTCTGTTCACATGCTGCAGCAGGCCAGACTGAACGACCAGGAGCGTGCTGAGAAGAACTTTGATGAGCTCAAGGCTGATCTAAGGGCTATGAACGCCAAGCTGGACCGGCTGATTGAGAATGATTATGGCCGATAACCAGCACCCGAACCCGAACCAATGGTGGTATCACCGCCGGATGATGGCCTATGCCAGCCTTGGCTGCCTGTTTGTGATTCTTATTGCGCTATTTGCAGCGGATATCAAGGCGGACATGGTTCCACTGGCCCAAACCCTGGCGTGGGTGTTCAGTGCCAATTTGCTCTACTACTACGGCGGTAACGCTGTTGAAGCGTTGAAGGGCAAGTCGTGATCCTTTCAAAGGTAAAGGTAGCCGGCATGGGAGCTGTATTGCTGCTGATCAGTGTCACTGTAGCCTTGATCCTTTGGCTCAATGCTGAGCGGAACACGTTGCTTGCACAGGTCGCTACTCAGGCTGAACAGTTGAGCAATGCGGCTCAGGCCAACCGGGAGAACCTTTCTACCATTCGGGCGTTGAAGGGTTCTATCCAGTGGCGAGAGGAGAAAGCGCAGGAGCGCCAGCAGCGCCTGGCAGAACGTGAACACGAATTGGCCGCAGTGCAGGCCGAACTGGAAGAGGCAATGCAAGATGCTCCGGACTGTGTTGATCAGCCTTGGCCTGATGCTGTTTTTGACATCATGCGCAGAGACACAGTACTTGACCCGAACCGTGTACGTTCGGGATCCAGTACCGGCAGAGTTCCTGACACCAACCCCGACGCCGGGACCGGAAGCTAACGTGATCAGCTACTGCCCCAGTTATGTGGAGGTTCTGAAAGACACCATTAAAGCCTGCAATGATGACAAGGCAGATGTGCTGAGTTGGGACCAGAGCCAAGCCCAGAAGCTGCAGGAGTTGAACGAGTAATGCCACAAGCTATACCAAGGCCATGCCGTACCGGTACCTGTTCCGCAGTGACTACCAACCGGAACGGTTACTGTGAGGAGCACCAGGCCAAGGCCAGTGGCTGGCTGAATCAGGATCGTGGCAGCAGTTCCCAGCGTGGTTATGGTGGCAGGTGGAAGCGCATTCGTGTTCGCATCATGCGCAGGGATAAGGCCCTGTGCCAGCCCTGCAAGGCAGAGGGTAAGGTGATGCCTGCCGTGGCAGTTGACCACATCGTACCGAAGGCTGAGGGCGGCACCGATGCTGATGAAAACCTTCAGGCGATTTGCAAGCGTTGTCACAAACTGAAAACCGAGGAAGAGTCCCGGCGGGCCCGGGGGCGGGGTCAAAACTTTCAGGCGTGAGTACCGTCGACCGCTTACCGTCCGTGATTTTTTTCGATGGCAAAATTGAGGTAGGGGGGGTATCCGAAAGGGTGCCCCTTTTTTTATGACTGCAGGACGTAGACCAAAGCCAGCACAGCTCAAAGTCCTGGAAGGGAACTTCAGAAAAGACAGGGACAATCACGGCTCGAACGAGCAACGGCCGATCGGTCTGCCGGATTGCCCAACGTGGCTGCCCCGTTCTGCGAAGAAGTACTGGAACCAGGTGGGGCCACAGCTGGAGAAGGCTGGCCTGATATCCCTGCTGGACCAGGCGGCGTTCGCCGCTCATTGCGACTCTTATGGCAAGTTCGAGGAGATCACCAAGAAGCTGAAGCGCCTGGAGGACATGATCGACTACACGCCGCAAAACTACGCGGTTCAGTCGGTGTACTTCCAGATCCGGAACAAGCTGTGGGATCAGGTGATGAAGAGCGCGAACGAGTTCGGTCTCACGCCGGCGGGTGCTGGCAAGGTTAAGGCGCCGCCACAGGGGCAGCTGGATCTCGGCGGCTTTGAGGATATCTGATGGCGCGGGACTACGTCGCCATTGCTCTGGAGTACGCCAACGCGGTGGTGAGTGGCGAGCTCCCGGCCTGTAAGTGGGTGCAGCTTGCGTGTCATCGCCAGCTGCGGGATCTGGACCGGGAAGGGACGGCGGATTTTCCTTACTGGTGGGAGCCGGCGCTGGCGAACCGGGTTTGCCAGTTCATCGAGCTGCTGCCACACGTCAAAGGGGAGTGGGCCCGGGAACGTAAACGCCTGGAGCTTCAGCCCTGGCAGATCTTCCGCCTGACCACCGTGTTTGGCTGGATCAACGAGGACGGGTACCGGCGATTCAAGACGGCCTACAACGAGATGCCTCGAAAGCAGGGCAAGTCATCCGAGACTTCAGGCGTTGGCCTGTATCTGCTTACCGCTGACGGTGAGCCGGGCGCGGAGGTCTACAGCGCTGCCACCACGCGGGACCAGGCACAGATCACCTGGAAAGACGCCAAGCAGATGGTCGATCGCACGCCGGGCCTGCAGGCTCGGTTCGGTGTGGCGACCAGCTCGCACACGGTTTTCGTTGAACACACCAACAGCGTGTTCCGGTCACTTAGTCGGGACCAGGGCGGCAACCACGACGGTTTGAACGTCCACGGCGGCCTGATCGATGAGCTCCACGCTCACAAGACGCGGGAGATCTTCGACGTTATCGAGACCGGTACCGGCGCCCGGAAGCAGCCGCTGCTCTGGTTGATCACCACGGCTGGCTTCAACCGGGCCGGGATCTGCTATGAGCAACGCGCATATGTGACCAAGATCCTGGAGGGCGTCGTCCAGGATGATAGTTACTTCGGGATCATCTACACGATCGACGATGACGACGACTGGACAGATCCGTCGAGCTGGGCAAAGGCGAATCCGAACTGGAATGTTTCGGTGAACCCTGAGGACATCGAGCGGAAGGCGCGCAAGGCCATGACCATGGCGGCGGCCACTAACAACTTTCTGACCAAGCATCTGAACGTTTGGGTGAACGCTGACACGGCCTGGATGGATCTGCAGGCGTGGGACAAGTGCGGCAACCCGGAGAGGACGCTCGACCAGTATCAGGGCCGCAAGTGCTGGATCGGGCTGGACCTGGCCAGCAAGATCGATGTCGCAGCGCTGGTTCTGCTGTTTGAGGACGATGATGGCTGGTCTGTTTTCGGGCGCTATTACATCCCGGAGGACGCGGCGGACGAAGGCCGCAATCAGCACTATGCCGGCTGGGCCCGACAAGGTCTGGTGACGCTGACGCCGGGGTGTGTCACTGATTTCGCGTTCATTGAAGAGGATTTACGGGAGTTCGCCAGCCGCTTCGACATTCAGGATGTTGCCTTCGATCCCTGGCAGGCGACCTACCTGGCAACGCGAATGCAGGAGGAAGGACTGCCCATGGTGGAGTACCGGCAAACGGTGGCCAACATGAGCGAACCGATGAAGACCTTGGAGGCGCTGACACTGGACGGCAAGCTCCGCCACAACGGCGATCCGGTGCTGACCTGGATGATGTCCAACGTGGTGGCACACCTGGATGCCAAGGACAACATCTATCCACGCAAAGAGTTTCCTGAAAACAAGATTGATGCGGTTGTAGCTCTGATCATGGCTCTCGGGCGGGCGATCCGCGCGGAGGGAGATCAGATGCAGCCGTCCATTTACGACACTTCGGACGTGACATGCTGATATCTATCCTGACGTTTCTCGTTGGCCTGGCGGGTGCTCTGCTGTTGGCCTTTGGTTCCTGGCTGGTGTTCCCGCCGGCCGGCTACATCGTTGGCGGGTTGCTTTGCCTGGTCTGGTCGTTCATGAGCGCGCGGGCCCTGGCGGTTCGCGATTTCCAGGCTAATCGCCAGCAGCGGGGTGACAGCTGATG